CATCTTGTTTGACTCCGTTATCGTCTCGACCGATGAGGAGCTAGACCTGCTCTTCCGAGACCTCATGAGCAATCCCGACGATGAGACGAACCAAGACCCCGACGCAGATCGAGCGCCTGATGACGGCGCTCTACACGACCCATTATGCGGCTCTCAACGCTAAGGTCTCCAAGATGGTCGGCGGTGCAGCCGATGATCTTATCGGCAAGCTCGCCGAGAAGCTTCTCGCTAAGCCTGACCTGTGGGACGGCAACGAGGCGCGGGTCTTTAGCTTCCTGCTCAATGCGCTCACTCGGCTGTCGTTCAACTATCTGCGCGACAACAAGAAGCACATCTGGCAATGCGACAGCTCCTCAGCCGAGCTCGGGATCACCGAGTGGGCGGCGTGGACCGACCCGTCATGCTCTCCAGAGACCATCGCCATTGCCGCCATCACCTATGAGCAGATGCGCGACCTCATGGTCAAGGTCGATCGAGAGCAACCCTACATCTGTTCCTGCGCCGATGTCTTTGATCATCTCATCGAGGGCAATGGCGGCAAGGAGCTTGCCGAGAAGCGACAGCTCAACATCAACACGGCGCATGGCGCTATCAGGCGAGTGAGGGAACGAATTGAGCGACAACAAGAGCGATCTCAAGGGGCTTGCGGCGCGTGAGGCGCTGATCATTAATGAGGAAAACCCGACGGCGCGCGCGCGCGACCTCCGGGTCAAGAAAAGCCCGAAGCTCCTAGACGAGATACTTCAGACGATCAGAGAAGGTCAGCCGATAACGAGAGCGGCGCGCCTCTGTGGAGTGAACCCCGACAGCGTTCATCGGTGGAGGCAGGAAGATCCCGACTTCAATGAGGCGGTCGAGGAGGCGATGGAGTTCCAGGTTGCAGTCCTCACGCGCAAGGTTGATCAAGCGAGTGACACCGATTGGAAGGCCGCGGCGTGGCGTCTCGAGCGCCTGCGGCCCGACGAGTTTGGCTCAAAGCGCGAGGTGAATGTTACAGCCACGCAGAGCAACGGTCTTGCCGAAGTCATCAAGATGATCGAGCAGACCAACGACAGCGTGAAGCCGGCAGAGGGAGAGGACTCATGAGCACCTTCTGCCTCACTTGGATCATCACGATGTCGAACCTTGTCGGCGAGCCTCCTCCCCGCGGTCGCGCCGAGGCTCGCGCCGTGGAGGTCTGCCAGCTCATCGTTGAGAGCGCAGAGGCTCAAGATGTCCCTGCCGAGCTTGCCGTCGCTGTGGCGTTCAACGAGAGCCGCTTGAGGTGGAACCTCACGAGCACTCGAGGAGCTGCGGGCCCGATGCAGGTCATCGCTCGGCATTGGTGCCCCGATCGCCGAGGCAGGTGGACTGCGAACGGTGAACACATCGTCAAGGGCTGTGATCTGATCGCCGCCGGCGTCCTCGCTCTCTCTTACTACTTGGAGACGCGCTCCTCCCTCGGCGCAGCTCTCAAAAGTTATGGCGGCACACGAGCATATGCGCGTCGTGTGTTAGCTCTGTGGGAAGCCATTGATTAACCTCGACGGAGAATGAATTGAACCAACAACGACAGACCATCCCCACAGTGATCAACCTCTGCCGCTCTCACAGCCTGGGCGTCAACTCCTTGTTGAGCTGCATGAAGGCTCATCCATGGTACCTTGAAAGACTGTACCACGAGCGCAGCGCCCCCATTGAGACAATGACTCATTGTGATGTCGTGGATAATAAAGATCTCGAGATCGGGGCGCGTCATGCGAGCCTTATGGTCAATGATCCAAAGCTTGCTTCCGATGTCAGGAGCCGCTTTGCAACGATCAACAACATCAGCGACATCAGCCTCTGGCATCGGGGGCGAGTTATCGCCGCTCTTGAGTATAAGTCCACCAAGAGCAATATATGGACAGAGCAATCAGCTTTCCCGATAGTCACAAGCTTCATCAATCAGAAGCTAGACTACTTGCACAAGTATAATCGCATGTGCGACCTTGACTGGACCCTGTATGTCATCACAGACAGCAGAGGCGATGAGATCTTCTCATCTAATCAGTATGCTGAGAGCATAAGGGCGCTGTGGGGACGCCAGGTTGCTTTCGAGATGCGGCGCCCTCATCACAAGCCGCTCTATAACAAGACAACGATGAGCGATATGTGCTCAACGGTCCTCCCCGAGTTCATGACGCAGATGCAGCGATATATGATGCGGCATGCGCCAGCTCAGAGCCTTGGCGTATGGCAGTTCGTCGACGATGAGGTCAGTCGTGCTGCTGATCAAGATGTGCCAGACTATACACTTGATCAGCAGATCACCGTGAACGAGACGCAGATGTCTCTTAAGTTTGCGGAGGATATGCGTAAAGCCACACAATCGGTCGATGTTGTGAAAGTGCATAAGGAGGAGGAGGAGGAGGAGGCGGAGGTGGAGGCAGAGGAGGATGAGAGCAGAGCTGACAAGAAAAGACAGATCGGGGTTGATCAGATCATCGACATAGTGACCGAAAGACTTAAGAGCGTCGCAACGGAAAGCGACCCACATGGGTTTACATCAATGTTGTCGAGAATTGAGGGATCTGCTGAGATGTATGATGTATTCAAACTCTTCAGCGATGCAGAAGCTGTGGATGCGTTCTATGAGCTAGGAGGCTCTAGATTAACTGAGAGCTACCTTCCTGCTACTCGAGCCACATCAATAAGGCTAATGAGAAAGCCTATTGTGAGAGTTATCGCGTCAATAACCATAGTCGCTCGGAACAAGGTGAGGCAAAATGAGCTTCATCAGTATTGGAGGAAGTTCCTGTTTGCTGATATGGTTTTCAATATCGGATCCAAGTCATCTAACGCCATGTATCGTATCGTTCAAGTGCTTCAGACGGGAACAACGACGGATATGAAAAAAGATCCTCATGAGTCAAGTCTGGACGAGTCAGAGTTTTCTAAGTCAAGATCAATAGAGAGTGTGGTCGAGTCTGCGATGAAAGTCTTGGAGACTGTCGGAGAGGACACCATACTATGCCGATTTGAGGAGGATGTCCGCCTGCTCTATCAAAAGCTATGCGCCATCGAAGGTGAGGGATTGGTTAGGCGTTCCAAGATCTGTGCTGCGTGTAACATACGATTCAATAATCTAGCGCCCAAGACAGCAGAGGCATGTCTAAATAGCCGAGCGGCGCTTCTTTCTTTAGCAATATTCCTCGCCGAGTCGAACAGAAGCAAGTCCGCCAAGCTTCTTGGGTTTCAATTGATAGAGTTCAATCTCCCCTCCGGTTCTGCGCGCAAATTCAACACACTGTCGTTAATTATGCGCCGATTGGTGAAGAGATAGGACAGTGACGGATTTCCTCCTCAACGACCTCCAGCGCGCCGTCATCAGTGGCTTACGCCGCAAGGATAAGATCATCGCCGCTCGATGTGGTTGGGGATCGGGAAAGACAACCTCGCTCATCTTCGCCCTGTGGTTCATCGCCAAGACCCGACCGGGGACAACAAGCCTCCTCATCACCGATACGACGCCGCGCTATAACTCGGTGCTCATGCCTGAGATCGAGAAGTGGCTTGCACCTCGAGGTTGGGTTTATAACCACACGCTCCACAAGTGGACTGACACGCACAGCGGCAGCTCGGTTATCTGTCGGTCGTACTATCGACCAGGCACACGAGACGCGAGCCACAACCCGCTTGAGGGTATCAACGTCACGAGTGGCGTGGCGTTCGTTGACGAGTGTCAGACCCTCGGTCCCGAGGTGGCTCACAAGGCGCTCGGGCGTCTGCGCTCTGGACCCTCGCCGACGATGGTTTTGGTCGGGCTCCCGGTGGTCGATGCGTGGTGGTGCAAGATGGCTGAACAGGCGGGGAACCTGCCTCTCCTGTTCTCAAGCTATGTGAACGAAGAGAACCTGAGCGCCGAGTGGTTTGAAGCGACCAAGCTCCTGCCTCCCGATGAGCGGGAAGCGATGGTCATGAACAGACCAAAGCCGCCGTCGGGGCTCGTGTACAACGAATGGACTGAGTCGCATGTGATCACAGGCTGGAGCTATCGACCTGAGATGACAGGTCGTATCGCCATCGATTGGGGCTTCCGCAAGCCCTCGGTGATCATCATGGCTCACGATGAGGAGCTTGAAGCGACCGTCATCATCAAAGAGATCAACCCGCAGGAGGTCACCATCGATCAGCTCGCCAAGCTGATCTTATCGGTGGCATGGCCTCGGTCGGCGATGGCGAGCGCGCCGGGGCCTCGGATATGGCTCGACACAGGGGTCGCAGACAAGGCAGGCAAGGCGCGCAACGACCAGACAGGTCGGTCAGCCTTCTCGGTCTTGGCTCGACCTATCGCCGAGGGTGGTATTGGGCTTCCTCTGAGATCGACCACTGACCCTGTCAAGGTGGACATTCTGAACGGCGTTCAGAAGCTCAAGCGCGCCTTCACTCGCAAGCAGTATCTGATCACGCAGGAGGCGTGGGAGGCAGGCGAGCGCGCCATCGGCAACAGCTTGAGGAAGGCGATCCTCAGCTATGCCTGGGACAACGCTGAGAGCCCCAAGAAGGACGGTCGAGAGGATCCCCTCGATGCTCTGCGCTACGACTGCATCTTCCACTATTGGGCTGACATCACGGCGCGATACATTCCCCGCTCCTCCTCTATGGACAAGAGCCGCCGCAATGCGCGACCATCGGGCAGCTCATTCTAGGAGGCTGACATGTCTGATCCTGCTTCTCTTGCCGTTGACCCGAACCTGGTCAGCGCAGTCCTCAACCCTGCGAACATCGTTGCTGTCGCGGTGGTCGGCGTGATGTTCATCTTCTACAAGATCACCTCTCAGCGATTCGAGCTCGAGGCGCAGGAGCAGAAGGACATCATCAACAAGATCGGTGAGCTTGAGCGCAAGATCACAGTCCTCGAGATCAAGCTGGAGAACCTGCATGACCACAAGCAAGGTTGACCATCCCTCACACTATCGAGCCAACACCGGCGTTGAGGCGATCACCGTCATCGAGGCGTGGGGCCTCAACTTCAATCTCGGCAATGTGATCAAGTATATCAGCCGCGCGGGTCACAAGCTCGACCACGCCGAGGATCTTGAGAAGGCGCTCTGGTATCTTCAGCGCGAGGTCAATCGCGTCAAGGAGAGCGGCGATGTTGATCGATGACCCTCGCCCGATCCGATGTCCTATCTGCGCCCAACAGACGGCGATCAAGGGTCAGAGGATCGTTCCTCATCTGAGCGGCATGACCCGCTTTTATTGCACCGGCACAGGGATGAAAGTTCGACCCTACAGCGCAGGCGAGTTCGACCCTCAAGGCGAATGGAAGGATCCTGATGATGAGCCAACCCAAGACCCTTGAGGATCGATTGCGCGAGAAGGTGCTTCTCGATCCCGATCACGAGCTCCACCAAGAGAGCGTGAAGCTCCTCGCCGAGATCGAGGCTGCGCTTGAGGAGGCGCGCGTCAAGGCACAAGAAGTGTCAGATCGGAATAGTCAACAGGGTTGACATGTTTGTGATAGTGCATGATAGTTCACCATAGTGAGCATTATAGTTCACCATAGAGGAGCTGAGATGCAGTTCACCGAGACAGACGAGACGCCGCGTCACATGCGCGCTCTGAACCCTCGATTCAGCACGAGGGGCATCAGCGGGACGCAGTTGAGCGGCGGCGTCATTTCGGGCTATGAGCGCAATGTTAAGCTCACCGGGCTCAATTGGGTCACCGAGGCTGAGGACATGCTGAGGACTGACCCGGTGGTGCGCCGCTCGTGGCACATGCTGAGGCAGACCCTTTTGAGCGCGACCTGGCGCTTCGAGCCCGCTGATGATCAAGACCCGATCTGCCTCGAGCTCTGCCGCTTCGCCAACGAGGCTTTTGGGCTCGATGGCTATGCTGGTCAGATGTCGATGTCGTTCGAGGAGCAGCTCTCATATCTCTTCGAGTTCGTGCCGGTTGGCTACAGGTACGCTGAGGAGGTCTACAAGGTCGGTCCCGATGAGAACGGCAAGGTCAAGGTGTGGCTCGATCACTTCGCTGATCGTGAGCCCTCGGCGCACATGCGGTGGCTCTCGCGTGATAATCAGCACCTCGACGGCGTTCTTCAGAACACGGTCGGTGTTGGCAAGGTTCCCGAGCCGATTCCCGCTAACAAGCTCCTCCTGCTGACCCTCAACCGCACCGGGTCTAACTTCGAGGGCGCTGGCATGCTGCGCCCTGTGTGGTGGTGGTGGAGGACGAAGCAGCGCGTCGCTAACCTCATGACCGTTGGCGTGGACCGTTGGGCAATCCCCGCGCCGAAAGTCAAGGTTGATCGCTCCAAGGCTGACCTCGCAGGGCTCACTGATGCCGACATCAACGCGATGGTCGATGAGGCAGAGAGCCAGGCTCAAGCGTTCCTCGCCGCCGAGCAGAGCTACTTGATCGAGAACGATGTTGTGACCTTCGACAACTACGCCGCAGCTCCCAACCTCTACGCTCAAGGTCCGCTCGACATCATTCGTGAGTGCGATAATCAGATCAGCCAGGCGTTCCTCGCTCAGTTCGCCAACCTCGGCATCACCGATACAGGCTCGAGGTCGGTCGGCGAGGTTCACTTGAGCGTGTTCCGTCGCGCGGCGATCAACCTCTGTGATCTTGTGGCTTCTGCGATCAGCGGCGTTGACCGCCGAGGCGCAGGCACCATCGGGAGACTGATCAGATGGAATTATGGTCCTGTGGATCCTTCCAAGCTGCCTCGACTGACTCACACCGGTCTCGACACGGACGATCTCGCCGAGAGCCTCGGCATGCTTCCCGCGCTCGTTCAGAGTGGGCTCCTCACTCCCGACGACGATCTGGAGCGCGCCATCAGGGAGCGTCTCGGTGCTGGCGACCTTCCCGAAGCGGCACAGCGATCAACGCTCGAGAGAACAGTCGCAGGAGGTAGCCTCTCGCCTGTCGCGTCTCTCGCCGAGCAACTGATCAAGAGGCGCGCTCATGGTTCGTAGAGTCAAGCCGATGACCGTGGTTGGTCACACTTACGCTGTGCCTCAGAAGTATGCACACATCGACTTCAAGCCGCCAAAGGGCGCGCAGGAGGCAGCGGCTCGCGCTCTACGCAAGCGCGCTGATGCAGTACCCTCTCAGCGTGGCATGACCCCTGTCGGTCTTGCTCGCGCTCGTGACCTGTCGGCAGGTCGCAACATGAGCCCCGATACAGTGCGGCGCATGCTTGCTTACTTCACTCGCCACGAGATCGATAAGCAGGGCTCCTCTTGGGACGACTATGGACCGGGGAGGCAGGCTTGGGACGGTTGGGGTGGTGACGCTGGCTTCGCTTGGGCTCGAAAGGTCGTGAATCAGATGAACGCCGCAGACGCTAAGACCACCACGCTTCGTGCTTATGGTGAAGCTGTTCAGATGGCTCCTGCCGCATCCTATGAGGTGCCTGAGGGCTTGACCATCGGGAAGCCGTTCAAGACTCTCGCCATTGGGCAGGTCAGCGCGCGCCTCAGTGGTGAGACGCTCGGCAAGGTTGATCAGGCGCTCTGCTCTGAGCTTCTGCGCGTCTATCGTGAGCGCCGCCATCAAGACCCTGTGATCATCGATTGGCAGCATGCCACGAGCCCCTTCAATGGCGGCACGCCTGCGCCTCCTGAGAGCGGGAGTGCGCTCGGGCTCATCGTTGACCTTGAGATGCGTGAGGATGGTCTCTATGCCGTCCCCGCTTACACCGAGAAGGGTCTCAAGGTCGTGCAGGAGTCCGGCGGCGTCCTGTGGTCATCGCCCGAATATGTCACCGGTGACATCTACTCGAGGGACGGCGGCACCAAGATCGGTGACGCGCAGCTCCTCGCCATCACTCTAACCCCTCGCCCGGCTCAGTCTCACGACACCATTGACCGGGTTCAACTAAAGGAGAGCCTACCAATGGACAACATCGAGTCGATGTCGCCCGAGGAGCTCAAGGCAGCACTCGCCGCAAAAGATGCGATGGTGCTCGAGCTTGAGCAGAAGATCAAAGACATGCAGGCAGAGGCTGAGGCGACCATGAGCGCCGAGCTTCCCGCCGAGATGAACGCCGAGCCCGCTCCAGAGATGGAGGACGAGGAGGAGAAGCCTGTGATCGTCGTGACTGACGGTGACAAGGTTCCCGCCGAGCCTAAGAAGATGAGCGAGACTGTTCTCATGTCTGAGATCAACAGCCTGCGCGCCGAGAACAAGCGCCTGTCTGAGAAGCTTGCCGTGATCGACGCTGAGAAGCGCGACATCGAGCGCCGCGAGGCTGTTGCCGCTCTCATGCGTGAGGGCAAGGCTTCACCCGCAGAGCAGACGGCAGTCGAGGCAGCTTGGGACGCCAAGAACACTCAGCCGATCTTCTGGCAGATGTTCAACGAGCGCGCCGCCAACAGTGCCGTTCCTCTCAACGAGGTCGGTCATGGCGCTTCGGGGCAGGAGCT